GGTACACCATCCGACACAATGACTGAAATCGATGACCTAGTTGTTGACGTAGTTAAGTTTGCTGGCCAACAGCGCGTATCCATCGAACTTTTGGAACGATCAGACCCGGGTTACTTGGATGAACTATTGCGCGGACTTGCAGCATCATACGCCCAGCAGACAGATCTATACGCTTTCACCGAGGGCGTTGTAGGTTGTGGCGCATCAGGCGGAACCGGTTACGTTGCAGCTATCGCGGACGCTATTTCAGATTCCGCAACAGTTATGCGTCGCAATCCAAACCGTCTAGTCGTTGGCGCAAGCCGTTACGCAGCTCTATTGGCAGAGGTTGACGATGCAGGTCGTCCACTCTTTAACGCAGTAGGCCCAACAACTAACGCAGCTGGCACAAACGTATTCAGTCGCGGAAACGTGATGGGCTTGGATTTGGTTGTCGATTACAACATCGGCGCAACCAATATCCTTGCTTACCCAAGCGATTACGCAGCGTTTTACGAGAGCGGAACCGCACAGGTTCGCGTCAACGTAATTGACACCATGACGGTCGAAATTGCCGTATATGGTTTCGTTGCATTGGCAAACAAGTACCCAACAGCTATCCGGGCTATCACCGTTAGCTAGTTGACCCCTGTGATGGGGGCCGTTTGGTCCTGATCGGCCCCCATCACTCCCCTACTCGAAAGGAATAAAATGTCACTCATTGATCTAGAGGATTTCAAGGCAGTCCTCGGCGTGGGCGACATTTACCCGGACGCAACCCTTGAGGGCGTCATGGAGTCCGCCGAGCTAGTATTGAAGTCTTTCCTTAACTTTCATAACGCCTCAATCGTTGGCGTAGAGATCCGTAATAATCTGGCCCGTTTTTGGACCCGTACAGCTCACGAATACAGCGTCGGTCAACAAGTAACCATCGATCGAGTCGGCGCGCCGTTTGACGGAACCCACACGATCACAAGAGTTTTCACAAATCAATTCCAAGCTACGATCACCCATGCCGACGTGACTTACAGAGTCAACAAACCGGACGGCAACTGCATCCTAGAGGGCCAAGAGACTTATTACGATGATATTCCACAGATCCGCGAGGCCGCGTTGATGATCGCCGTCGACCTGTGGAACGCTCGCCAGAGCGCGCAGGGCATCGCACAAGACGCAACATTCGCGCCGGGTACTCCGTACCGGATGGGCCGTAGCCTCGTTACGCGCGTGTCTGGCCTCATTTCGGGCTATCGTGACCCTAGTAGCATGGTCGGATAATGGGCGACATTACAGACGCCCGGACCGCAATCAAAACGGCATTAGAGGCAACCGGATACATCGTTTACGCATACCCGGCCGAAAACATGACGACGCCTTGTATCGTGCTAGTCCCGGGATCGCCTTACATCGAAATAAAGTCGATCGGCAGCTCGCCACGATTGGGCGGAAACTTTGACGTCACTTTATGCGTGGCAGCTAACGATAATCAGGCCGCACTTGTTAATCTTGAAACTATGATTGAAACCGTCTTAGCCAACTTGCCCAACGGCATAGGTATAGGCGATTTTACGCAACCCAAAATCTCGCAAGTCGGACCGACCGATTTGTTGACTACTGACATTACTATCGATGTCACTATATAAGGAGCCGACATGGCACTAGAGTACGTTACCGGGCGGGACCTCTCGCTCACCATCGACGGCGATCTATACAATGACGTCGCCGCATCAGTAACCTTGACAATCGTTCCAAACCAACAGGTTTTGGAAACACTTGCAGGTCGCGCATACAAAACAATCGATTACACAGCAACCCTAGACGTTGAGTTGTACCAGGATTGGGGCTCAACTTCACCGGCCTCAGTTTGCGAAGCTCTATTCGATGCAGCCGGATCGGGTCCAGATACACCGATTTCGTTTAGCATGGATGCCAACGGCAGCACGTTCACCGGACAGGTATTCGCAATTCAGCCAACCGCAGGCGGCGCAGCTACCGACGCTCTAACTACATCCGTATCGTTTGTAGTTGTTGACGGCAGCGTTTCCCGAGCATAACCAAAAGGATCAGGACCAAAATGAAAATCAACATAAAACTAAATCACCAAAAAAATGGCGAAATGAACATCGTCACACTACCGGCGGATCTCATGAAATGGGAACGGATTACCAAATCCAAAATGACCGATCTTTATGAGGTCCGTCGAGTAGATGGCGAGGATCAAATCAAAGTCAACCTCGGATTTGAGGATTTGATGGCGATGGCTTGGAGCGTGTTAAACCGCACCGGGCAGACATCCGAAAAGTTTGAAGCTTGGGTCAACGACCTAGAGTCGATTGAGCTAGTGGGTATCGACGAACCAAACCCCACCCAAGCGGCAGCCTCGGACGAACCATCGCCGCTCTAGCCGTAGACGGAACGATCCGGATGGAGCTTGAGGATCTGGATTGGGAAATGTTAGGGACCATTTTAGAGGTACGGAACGAGATGTATAAAAGGAGCTAGGAATGGCGGCAGATTACGAGGGTGGAGATTTCCTCGATCAGCTCGAGTTTCGTCGACTCCTTGACTCTCTTGGCAGCTTCGAAAAGGCCGCCAATCGTGACATGAGACGCGAGGCCGAATACATCGCCGATTCGATTATGGTTCCGGCAATTCGTTCGGCTATTAGCTCACACGCTCCCGGCTACGCTCGCAAGTTAAACGCCTCTATCCGTACGAAACAAGATCGCGTCCCATCCGTAAAGGTTGGTAACTCGACAAAGTTTAGCTCTAGAGGCAACCCAACAAACCCAAGAGCCAACACCGGACGCGGCGTTTACTCCGGTGGAGCGACGACCAATATGATCCGTTTTGGAACCATTAAGGGCCAATATGTCTCTCGATCTGGCAAAACGCAATTATGGGCAGAGGGCATCCGTCCCGGTTGGACCGATACAGCCGACGCAGACTACTACGAGCCGGCGTTTGCAGCTTGGACCAATACAACTGAAAAACTGATTGACGACTGGAATAGGGGATCGGATTACTAATGGCAACCAAAGGAATAGGCCGTCCATTAACGATTTTACTAAAGGCCGACACAAGCGGGCTAGGTAAGGGACTCCAAGACGCACAAACAAAACTAAAAAAGTTTGGCGGCGAGCTCGAGCAATTAAGCCGTAAAGCGACGATCGTATTTGCCGGAGTAGCCGCAGCCGGATACAAAGTCGTCCAATCTGCGTCCGACCTAAACGAGTCAATCTCCAAATCAAATGTTATTTTTGGCAGTAGCGCGAAAGCAATACAAGGATGGGCAGCGACAGCCGATCAAGCTCTTGGACTCTCGCAAACGGCAGCTCTCGAAGCAGCTGGCAATTTCGCAATCTTGGGCCAATCTGCCGGGCTTACTGGAGTTGAGTTAAACACCTTTAGCACCGATTTAACGGGCCTAGCAGCCGACTTGGCATCGTTTAACAATACAACTACCGACGAAGCAATTACGGCCTTAGCAGCGGGCCTACGAGGCGAGTCCGAACCGTTGCGCCGATTTGGAGTCTTACTTTCGGAGTCTGCCGTCCAAGCAAAAGCGATGGAGATGGGGCTCGCAGCTACGGCGAAAGAGCTTACCGATCAAGATAAGGTCCTAGCTCGTAACGCTCTCATTTTAGAGCAAACAACTTTACAGCAAGGCGATTTTGCCCGTACAGCTGACGGCGCAGCCAATCAACAAAGGATCTTGGCCGCCGAAATTGAAAACTCCCGCGCAGCTATTGGCGAGGGATTACTCCCAGCCTATAAAGATCTTTTATCTGTACTTGTTAACGTGGCAGATTGGGCGGGCAAAAACTCTACTACCGTTCGAAATCTTGCCGTTGCCGTAGGCATTTTATCCGCCGCCGTCATTGGTCTTAATTTTGCGTTTAAGGTATCGACTATCAGCGTCCAAGCGTTTACAGTAGTTGCCGCAACTCTACGCCTCGGATACTTGACACTCGCCGCAGCCACCGGCAGCGCGGCAGCCGCTCAATTATTAGCGGAACTGACTTACAAAAACTCCCGAATTGCGGCCATCCTTTATACGGCAGCGATGGCAGCTCAAAACGTCGTCACAATAGCCTTAACCGGTTTGGCTAATCTTGGCTCGTAGTCTGGCGTATGGTCGCTCTGTCGAGCTTGTGCCGCGCTCACCTCTTGACGGGTTGCCATTGACTTACCCAACCCAAGTCCAGCGGCTCCGATTGCCCTGCCTATTGCGCTTGTCTCTAGGTTGGCTAATTCGCTGCCGCGTGTAAATGGCGTTTTACCTTGTGCCAACTCCGAGCAGGTTCCAACAAACGGACGCGGATCCTCTGGGTTTCGGTATGCCCGAGCGATGCCCCAGATATAGTCCGGGTTGCCGTCCATGACTCCCATGTACTCAAATTGGATCGAGCCATCTGGAAACTTGTCATAAAACAATTCGATCCGAGTCTTTACATCTACATAATCGGCAAGGTCGTAGCTCATAAAGTCCACCCATCGCGTCTCATTTGATCCTCGACGGTTTCGCCATTAAGCCATTGGTCGCGCTGATTTAGTTGATGGTACATTTCGATTTTAACGCCAAGCATAATTCCGCCAATAAGCGAAACGAGCATAAGCAATAAAGTAAAGCCATTAAAATACATTCCGGGGTCCTGTCCGTTAGTAGTGATTATTTGATCTTGCGCTTGCCCTGTATCTCGGAAGCCTTGTAACGCTTAACGGTTCCGATCTTTACAGGCTGGACGGCTCCCGATTTTTCAAGTCTCCAAAGTGTCTGACGATGGATTTTGAGGTAAGCAAGTACCTCTTTGCTCGATAGTAAGTTTTCGTCCATGTCTGCCATGTTACTCCTTGTTACCGACAA